GCGAAAATAGACCCATAGGCGGAAGTGTAAAGGTCGCGTATACACTTATGCTGTGAAAATGTCTATCTCCATTTCAGGGCGTGTCGCAAAATGAGTTGCCAAGGCTGAGGCCACAGCTGCGCAGACCGCGACGCTTGAGGCGCGCCGTCCAATAATCCAGCCGCCGTCGCCCATAGGTAATCGCACCGCCGATAGTATCTGCTTGGATAATTCTGCCTGTTTGCCATGGATCAGGCGCTTTGACGTAATTGCACCGAGAAGCTCGTCACAACTTTGCCCGTATAACGCCCCGTCAATGTCAATGATTGGAATGCCTGCCGGTGCAAGCCGAGCAGCTATCGCAGAGCTTGTCCTCTTGCTAAATGCTACATATTCCACCGGATATTTGCGAGCGTAGGGCGCAATGTCGTTGGCAATGGCTTTATCGTCCAGAGAAATCGGATTGTGCCAAGTGTGTAAGAGCTTAATTACAAATGTGTCATCAGGATTTTTCTGAGCCGCGACCAATGCACAATCTCGACGATCCGGTGAAGAGTCAAGGCCAAACCACGTCAGCTTGTCAGGATCTAGCTCGACCTCGACGCCGCCGCACTCATTCCACTCCTTTGCCGGGATTGCACCGCTAATTGTGTTGACCCAGCGGCACAGCACCTCAGTCTGTACAACGTCAGGCGGATCGTTAAGCACTGCCCGGATATTGTCTGCGTGAATTGTGTGGCCGAGTGCCGGATTGCTTGCGACCCAGTTTTTTTCGTCGGTAATCTTGTCTGAATAGGCAGACCATTCAAAATAAGCAATGTCGTCATCTGATCCTGCAGCGCTGGCCATGCCTCTGTCGCGCAGCTGATTCAAAATTAAACTGTGCTGATCGCCGGCGTTGGAAAAGGTCCACAGTTGAGGATTTTTTGCAGCCATCATGGTATATCTCATGGCAGACCACGCCTCTGTGTCTTTGAGCTGTCGCGTCTCGTCCATGTAGACCGTCTCAGGCTTTGCAAATCCGCGAGCAGCTGCGTTGGCTGCCTTAACCACGTAGCGAGCGCCGGACTTAAGCTGTATTTCTTCCGATCCGTGCGCCCAGCGTATTTTCTGGACTTGCTTTGCCAGCGTCTCATTGCTTTCAATGATATTTACAATGTGCCGGAATGTCTCAAGTGACGTTGTAAGCACGTGAGCACTGCCCAGCTGTAGTGGTTCATTCCACAAAAACATACGAGCAAGAATGCTCATCTCCATGATTGTACTTTTGCCATTCTGCCTAGCGGCCACGACGGTTACAACTGGAGACTTCCAGCGCCCGTCAGGCTTGACCTTCATGGCGTGTTCAAACACAAATTTTTGCCAAGGCATAAGATCTATAGAAAGTGATTTGGCAAAATCGACTACTTCTAAGCCCCTAGACGGCAAATCATTGAGCGCTGAGTGGATTCTAGGCGTTTCTAAGCCAATAAGAGCCGGCGATTGCGGACTCATTCCCTGTTCATCTCTGATCGCCTCTGATACGACCTGCAGCGCCCTTTTCTGACCCTGTGCAGCCTTAGTCATGGCTTGTGCTCTCTTGTTGCGGTGAAAATAGGAAAGGAAGAGTCAGAGGTGTTCTAGGCTGTCCAAAAAACTGACCTACTTTGTCATTCTTTGAGTAATTGCACCTAGTACACGCAGCTACAAGGTTGTCAGGCTCATCTGTACCGCCTTTAGATATAGGCCTTATATGATCGACTGTTGTGGCATTTTCTTGTCCGCAGTATTGGCAACAATAGCCGTCACGTATCAGGATTCGTTCACGTATCTTGCGCCATTGCCTTGTTGATCCATTAGCCCTTGCACTTTGACCTGCCATTGTTAATGGTATCCCTTAGCCATGAAGAAGCGCCAGGCATTGCACATGCTGCCGTAGCGTTGCTCGATATAGCGTTTAGTCCAGTCCACTTGCCTGTATCCGTCAAGGTGCTTGTACTTGACGTTACTCATTTGACCTAGACCGTAATGAGATCCATTCTTTGCATTAACATGCCAATTACTTTCCTTTGTGATTAGCTTGTAAAAGCACTGATATTGACTGTCATTTACGATTTGGCTATGTGCATAGAGTTTGAGAGCGTCACGATAATCAACGCCGTAGGCAGAGCTGTGGCCTACTACTGCGCTCAAGATTACTGATAACAGCACCGTTTTTTTTATTTGTCTTTTAACTATTAACTTGAAAGAGTAGTAATCATTCTGTTTTGGGATCATCAAAACTACCTCGATTTGTATGCTCCAGCGTACAGGGTCGAGTCAAGTAGGCAAGAGTTATCCACAGATATTGAGCACAGCCTATGGCGTGTTGTCCACAGGTTATCCACAGGGCTATTCATCAAGCACCAAGGACTCATCTACAACCTTTACGCCAAATGTGCCACAGCCTGAACATTGACTGAACCACTCATGAAGCGTTAACTCAGGCCCTTTGGTAAGTAAGTGTAGTTTGCGCCCGTCACCGAACATTTTTGCGCAGATAGAGCAATCAAATATGAGTTGACGCATAGTTACTCCTGACTAAATCCTCGATTGGATTGAGGCTGTCTTGGCCTATCCACCAGCTGTCTTGCTGACTATTTTTGAAATGCTTTTGAATAGCCATTTTCACAGGCAACCAGCCAACAATGTAATACTCAGGCGAGCGCCCTACCACTAGCACCGCTACGTCATCTTCTCTGTCATTTGGATAGATAATAAGAGATCCGTTTATGTAGCTAGTCCACTTGACCTCAAGGCCTTTTCCCACGTCTGCATTGCGTTTGCCATTAGACACGTTTATGTCATAGTCAAGGCCAAAGTACCTAGCCACAACCATTTCAGCGCCAAGAGACTCCGCGTACTCAGTGACGCGTTCATGGTTATTTAGCTTTGTGTTGTATCGCTGTACTGTGCTCAGGTCATCAAGCGAGAACACGACTTGAGCCGCCCGGTTGTGTATTGCCCATTCATCAGCTGCCGTTATCTTCATTTTGATATTCATTTCTGACACTCTAGGCAAATCCATAAAATGTCGTACTCGTCACGACCACCATACTTAGGCGCGAAGTGCTGGCCTCGATCGCACCACTCGATTGCCGGTGGGTCAACTCTGTCTCTTAGCTCTGTGCCGTCTTGATCTATGCGCAGGCGCTCGCCTGTGCTTGTGTTAATCATCTCGAATTCGCCCATTGCTATACCTGAGGCTTCCACTGGCCGTCAGAGGCAAGGACAAACCACCGAGGTGTGCATTGGTTAGCCTTGTTTTTCTCAACGCACATATAGCCGCCCCACGCCTTGCCGCCCTTATCGCCAGTGCGCCAAATCATGTGGCCATGTGAGCATATTGGCGCAGCTGAGGCTTGTGCTTCTCCCAGTGTGGCTTTGATATCGTCCAGAGCCGTTTTTGCCGTTGTAAAGCCTTCTTCAAAGATTGGCTTAGACCAAGGATCATGCTCAATAAAAGCCTTTGGCATGTGCTCGACCTGCTCCATGCTTTCCTTTGAAGCCTTATTCTCAACGCCTAGAACCACGCTGGCGCACCTGCCTATTGCTGAGCTGACTGTGTCCTCGATATACCAGCGCTTCATCTGCACGTTGTAAGCGCCAACCATGCCATGTGCGTAGTCAATAGCTGCCGGCTTCTCGTCCTCGTAATGGCGATAGATACGGCACTCGATTAGGACGTAGCCCTTTTCAGAGTTCCAGTCAATGATTGAAGTCTCAATCCGGTTGGTTGGATAAGTAGCATGAAGGCGAATAACCTTTTGATTGACCGTCTCGTAATTGTCTAGGAAACTCATGATCGGTTCGCCCACTTTTGACCGGCAATCTTGCCTCTTACGTAACCAGCACGTGTGCCTTCTTTAAGGCCAATCGTGTAACCGAATGTAAAGCCTATTCCTACGCCTAGCAGTAGCCACATAGCTACTTCCTTGATTGTGTACATTTTTGCTCCCGTAGCGACCTTGTCTGTGCCGCTCGTAAAAGCATGACGGCAAAGACTGACAAGGTCAAGGATTACGCGTGTTTTTGGGCGTGTCTTGTTCCTTAAATCGTGGAGATGAGCCACCTACAAAACCAACCGCGCCGCCTACTAAAGCCGATCCCAAAGCTGTAAGCAACTGAGTAGCCGCGTCGCTGATTGGAATGTTTTGATGACCTTCGGTAACAATGGCCAAATAGAAAGACCTGCCAAATGCTCCTAAAGCTATAATTAAAATGAGCGCAACAGCACCTTTTGCTAAAATCACTGCAACTAGGTCATGCGCAGACGCTTCTTTCATTTTTTTACTGCCATTTCAAAAATAAGTTGATCAAGTCTTTGCTCAATTCTTGAAACCTGATCCTTGAGGCTGTTGCCAGAATTAGGCGTGAGTTCTCGCATTATGGCTTTGACCATAAATCGCATGGAAGAATAGACGGCAGTTAATATTGTAACAACTAAGCCGATAACTGCCGCCCATTCTTGAACGCTCACTTGCGACCATAAACCTTATCGTTAGGATTTAACCAGCGCATAAGCACAGGCAAGATTGCAGCTAATCCAGCTGAGGCAATTGCTTTAGGATCTGTCACACCTGCCATATATACCGCAAGACTTGCGGCAATAAATGAACGAGCATAACTGGCCAACATTGGCTTTAATTCTTTCATTTCTTTTTCTCCTTGGCAACCGTTTTCTGCAGCTGCACTATAGGGAATTCTCCAACATATTCAACGTATTTAGGCCTAGCAAAACCAACTATTTCTTTGCCTAAAAATCGCTCTTTCACCATGACCATGCCACCGTTGCGTTGATCCTTATCGCCTGTATTGCCTTCTATACACAGCACACTTTTCAAGCCAAGCTTGGCCACAATTCCAATATGGCTTATCCGATCAACGCCGTCGTGTGGAAAGTCCATAAAACACAAATCGCCTAGCATTGGCACTTCTTTCCAACGACCAAGATCCTTCATTTTCTGCGCACCGGCAGCTGTGCTTACCATGCTTGGAATTTTGACGTTTGCCTCATTTGCGCACCAGTTGACGAAACTGCCGCACCATGGCAATCCGTCGGCTTTTGTAAACTTGCCATACTTTGTGAGGTTATCGCCTTGCTCAATTGTACCGACTTCGCCTAGAGCAACTTCTATAAGCTTAGCCGCTGAGCCAATCGCGTAAATCATTAAATGCCTAGAGCTGTTTTGAGATCAGTAATTGAAAGACCAACACTTGCCAATTTTTCGTCAATAGTTAATTCTGGCGCAATGGTTGTGCCAATGTGATTAGCAACGACAACTTCTGCCTTTTCCTTGTCCTTGTCTGCAATGTCGAGAATTAAATCATTTTCATTGGTAAGAACAGCGTTGTAAGAATTGCTGATTTTAACGCCCGCCGCGTTTAATTGGTCACGTAATTCTGATCCATTCAAATTTGTTGGCTTTGTAAATGTTTGCATAATTATGCTCCTAGTGAAACGATTGAGAAGAAGTTAAATCCTTCGCCACCGGCAGCTGTTGCAAGTGTTGATCCGGAATTCTGATAGCCAAAGACTTCAAAATAATCTGTTGCTGATGCCAATAATGGAACGGTAAGTTGCAATTGTGTTGCTCCGGTAGTTGCTGCTCCGTTTTCTACATAACCGCAAGTTGTTCCATTTTTCTTAAATTCAAGAATTCGTGATCCAGTCGCGTTGCTTGCAAATATTACAAAGCCTGTTAAAAGATAATAACCTGTGCTCGGTACTGTTAGCCTTCCTGTGTTTGTCACGGTGCTGTGATATGAGTTTGTGTCATAAGATTCAGAGTTCCAAGTTAAGACCGCGGCGGTTGCATTGGAAAATGATTGAGTGCCACTTGCCCAAACTCTTGCTCCGCTAAATGTGACTCCACTTGCTGGCGTGGCCCAAGACGGGACGCCGGCTGCAACTGTTAGTACCTGACCAGTTGATCCAATACCTAAGCGCGTGTTTGTGTTAGCTGTAGCAGATCTATATTGTAAATCTCCAAGTGTGGTTGCAGGATTGAGTGCTTTAAGAGATGTGTCCACTGGCTGACCAAATGCGGCAAATTGCGCCGGAAGCCCTGTGACTAAATCGGTGGTTAACGGCATTGGCCAGCCGTAGTTTGTTGTTGGATTAGCCATTTATTGTCCTTTCAATTATGAAACAATTGTCGCATATTCCCACGTTAGGATTGGCGACACGCTTGCCCATGTTTCGGTAATTGGCACGTCATTCCAACGCATAGCCTGCAAAGAATAAGCCAGAGGCGACATGAGCAACGTCACCGAAAGCTCGTTGTAACTTGCCCTAAATGTAAAGCCTTCGACAAAGCCTTGAAATACTCCGGAGGACATATTCAGAGGCAAGTCATTCAGGGCAATTGGTTGGCCCATAAACACATTTATCAAACTGTCTCGGTCGCCATTGTCCAGCTCTGGATTGGTCAGCGCGTAAGTAATTTGGTCAAAAGTAGGCTGAGGATAGGCCCTAAGCGCCAAGTAGAAGGCGGCTTGAGCTTCCGCGTCAGTTTGGTGTTTTATTGTGGTGTTGATTATTTGCGCCAGTTCACCATAAAGTCCGATTGAAGCTTCATCTCTGGCGCTTACTTGGCTGGCACTAACAATTCCATATTTGATTGTTAAGTCATTTCGTACGTCGCCGGCTCTGGTTTTTATTGTTATGCCTCTACCTAGCGCCTGATTGGCTGTGAGATCCGTATAACCATTTGTCGCGAGATAGGTTGTTCTATGAGTTGAGTCCGCGTATCCAATCTGGCCGTTTGCGTCCTCATAAATGTATCCAAGCCCAGACGTTGCCAAATCTGCTACAAGCTCATATATAACAATTCGTGATGAAGCGCGCTGTGCCAATTCATAATTTCCCGGCGTGTCAATTTCGCCAAGTCCAGTATTTTCAGCATTTGCCCACGTTACCGTTGGATCATAAGTTGCCCATGTCAAAGCAGCCGGTACTTGTTGCCATTGAGCAAATAATACTTGACGCAAAATTGTGTCAATTTGATTGCCGTCAAAATCCTGTGTCAACACGCCGTTTGTAAGGGCCTTTTGAAGCCTTGCTAAAGCGCCTAGAGCAGTAATTGTTACCTCTTGCGTATACGCGGTCGAGCCGACCTCTGAGACGCTTACAGCTATGTCTACAATTGAACCGCCAAAAATAGGTTTATAAACGGCAGACGTGTCCTGCACTTCGACTGACAAGGTGTCGTTAATTTCGTAGTCAATTGCAGCCTGATTAAACACAATAAGCGTAATTGAGCAATAGCCTGCCTGAGCCTGCTCATAGATATTTGTTCGGCCGGACGTGATGTTGAGGCTGGCAAGAACTGAGTCTGTGACGTCCACGCCTGCAATTTTGACGCGCCAAATTGGCGCCCACTGTGTCAACCGCTTAGGCCAGCGAGTGCACCTGCGCCGCCTGTGCCTCGATAAAATGACTGATTCAGTGTGTTGACAATTGTGCGAGCTGTGCCTTCGGCGTCAATGGCGCCGTTAACTGTCACGTTGATTCCGCCGTACATTCTCGCTTCTTGAGCTTGAGCCGCTGTTCTTTGTGCAGCTGTGTTTGTAAGCCCTGCCCCTGCAGGCGTTGCCATTGAAGCCCCAACAATAGCTGAGGCAAGTCCGCCGCCGCTTGTTGATGATCCT